GCGTTGAATGCTGGGTCGCTCTCGCCCATTGCGGCACCTTCAGCGTTGATCGTGCCGACCGAGTAGGTGGACAGCGACGGAATCTGGAGGTTCTCGCCACCTGCGGTGTTCAGGACGGTCGAGGTCTGGAGGACTGGCGCGACGAGGCGAGCCTTCATGATGACCTGATCGTAGAACGAGGTGGGGACTGGTGCGCCGGTGCTGGTCTTGACGACATCGCGACGCTCGAACGAGTGGCCACGCTTCTCACCCGAGACGAGTGAGCGGAGGATGGCGGCATCGTCGGCGACTGGTGCCTGTGCGACTGGGCGAGCCTGGTCAGCGATTTCGCGGGTTGCGGCATCGAGACGAAGTTCGCGAGCCTCATCCTCACGGAGCTTGGCGATCGTGTTGGCACGCTCGTCGAGTTCCTTGCTGATGCGCTCGTAGGTCTGCGATTCCTCAGCGGTGAGGTCACGCTTCTCTGCTGCTGCCTTATCGAGAATCGACTTTGCCTCGTTCCAGGCGCGGTTGCGAATCTCGACCTGGCGATCGATGTATTCCTTCATGGTAGTTATTCCTTCTCCCCGTAGGGATGATGTTGATGATTGTGGATACGCAGGAGGGTTAGCCTGTCGCGGCTCCGCGATCAGCAACACCGAAGGCGGCTCCGCTCATTCGATGCAGTAACTAAAAGTTACTAGATGTTCTTCAACAGTTCAAGGTGCTTCGCCATGATGCCAATCGCGGCGGGAGCGGCCTCGGGTTGTGGCTCAAGTTTTGCCACAGTCTCACGCAACAATGCAGCGTGATCTGGGGTCAGGGTTTGCCCTGCTTCAAGATTGGTGATGGCGACAGCCAACTGATCGGCATCCATGCCGGTTCGCTGAGCCAACGCATCAAACGAACGCACCGACGCAGACGTAGCGGCATAGGCAGGGAAGCCTGTCACAACCGACACCTCGAACAGGCGAATCTGCTTCAAGGTGCGTTGCATCCCATCATCGCTCCAAGAGTCACCACCCGAAGGGACGGTGAACCCGAACGACATCGAATCCACATCCTTGCGTTGCATCAGCACCGACAGGTCACGGCCAACCGTCGTATCGGGCAGGTCGGCATCGACCAGCAAACCCTTCGAGTCTTCCTGCAAACGAAGCGTCTTGGCACGGGTCGTGGCGAGCAACATGCTGGAGTCGTGGTTCATGTACATTCGGATATTGTTCCGTGAACGCAACGACTTGGCGAACGCGCCAGGCATGATCCGCTCAATGAACGGCAACGGCTCCGAGTCGGAGTTGAAGACTGCGGCATAGCCGGTGAACGACATGCCATCACCCTTCGGTGCGGCACGAAGCTCGAACTCGTTGAACGTTACCCTGCGCGTCTCGACCTGTTCAGTCATGGCATCAACAATAGACGACTTCTGTTCTGGTTTGCGATGGAAGGCGAACGACCTGTCGGCCTCCTCACGATCTGCCTTGATCGCATCCGACTTCTCCTCAAACCAGTTCATCGCAGGTTGCGGGTCTGTAGGGTCGATGCCCCACAGGTAGAAGGCGACTGCACCGGCACCAGGGAACTCGTCGTTGTCTGGGTTCGTGTTGCGAGGGACATCCAAGTCAACTAGATGTCGAGCTGCCCAAGCGTTTGCACGAATAACTTTGTCTTCCGATACCCGTCCTTGAGCCATCTCACGGGCTTCACGAACAGTACGAGCCACAACGCCTGCACCTGCAAGGCTCTTCCCGTAATAATCCAACCCTTTTCGGGCTGCCGATCTGATGTATTGGGGGACATCCAGATTCACCTCTCTCTGCTCGACACGATCCTCGGACTCGTCCTCGTCTTCTTCGATCTCGTCCTCTTCCTCGATTGGTTCGGGGAGCGGGTCAATCTTGGTGAGGGTGGAGAACTTGTGGCCGACGAGAACTTCGGTTGGTCGCCAACCGTTGTCGTACTCCTCATAGATTCGGATGAGCGCAGCAGGATCGTCTTCGGTTGCTTCAATGCTGAACTCGGTGCCAGGCACACCCAATGTGCCTTCACGCATCACATGTTCGATGCGACCTCGAGCCGTGCCACCCGATGAATCCCAGCGCACGAAGTCACCCTCAGTCAGTTCGTTCGGTAATGCTCGTTCACCACCAGGCTCCATGTCCTCAGCGATAGATACTGCAACCATCTGATCGATGGCATCCTGTTTCGTTCCGTGACAGCCGATCACTTCACCGTCCTCCTTCTCGACAGCCCAACCTGAGCAGTTCGGATTCGTATTGCTAATGAAGTACGGCATCAGACAGGCTCCGTCAACCAAGAAATGTTATGACCCTCTTTGCCTGAGATCGCGTACAGCAGATCGGTTGGAGAGATAACCAAGTCCAATGCCTCCAACTTGTCCAACCTATAACCAGTCGAAGTGGTCACAGCACTACCACCGATGTAGACCGCATCGGTGTTGTCGTTGTTCTTGATGTGCATCTTGTACGGATTCCCACCGGCAGCGTTGATGAGAACGCCGTCAACGACAGTAGGAGCCGTGCCAATCGCAGTCACACCGCTATAGAACGCCATCGAACCTCACACCAACAGAAGCAACTCGGCTTCATCTTCTAGTATTGACCATGCTACTTCACCAGTAGCAGACGCCGACAAGGACACAACAGATGATCCTGAAACAACAATTCGCTCAGGGACACGAGGCAACTCAACCTCAACTGAAACAACCGGAACCTTCTCAACAGGAACCTTCGGTTGCCGATACCAAGGATTCCCACCAGACGGATACGAAGGAGTCGGAGTCGGCTGAGGAACAACCGTCGCCTGAGCAGACCCAACCATCGACCCCAACTGCCCGTCGCCGTAAGGTCGCACAAGAACCGACGACGCAGCCGAACTAACCCCAGCACCCAACCCAGCCACCGCCGCCACGCTGTGAACCACAACCGGCGACACAGACCCCGAGACAGAACCCAACACCGCCGACCCGACAGCCTGATGCGACACCGAAACCGAAGCCACACCAGCCAAACCACCCAACTCGGCCACACCAACCGCCTGAACCGCGACAACAACATCGGCGACAGCCGACCCAGCCAACCCACCCAACCCAGCCGAACCAACCGCAGTCGTCGTGAAAGGGAATGCTCCGTCTAAGCCGACAGAGAAATCATTTAGCGTCGAAGCATCGAGAATGAATCTTGTCTTCGGTGTGCCGTTATCAGTCCCATCGAAGGTGACTGTCGCCTGATCGTAACCATAGAGACCGCTGTCATAGTTGACGGTCATAACTATTCCTCTGGCTGTGCTTCAGCCTCATCAGGTATTTCAATGATTTCGATGATGTTATCGTTTGGCTTTGATGGGTCATGGCCGCCAATCCCGTACACAACTTCTCTACTCATGCCACCCTCAATGCAACCAGAATCCTGTTATTTGTGGTGGAAGTAGGAGAAGCAGTTGCGAATGCTCCTGTCACACCGGTCTGTGTCCAGCCAGGTTGCAAGCCGAATGATGCAGTCAATGGTACTTGACCAAATGGATATGCATCCGCGACTTGAAGGAATGAATGTGTGCCAGTAGTTGAATTGACTACATGAGCCAGCCAATACCATCCAGGATTCAAGGTTTGATTTATTGTTATTGAATAAATCGTGGTTGTTGCGGTGACAGAAACTGTTCCAGCATCCAGCAGAACGGTTGATGGTTGTTTATTGGAATTGTTATAGATACCGAGTCGCACCGTTGAAGTTCCAGTAACCGTTGAGCTTGTTCTACAAGCAATTCTGTCAAATGTGGTTGTCTTCTCAACAAGAAATGGCAAATAGCTGACAGTTCCAGTAGTTGTTGTTGTTGTTGCAGTTGTGGCCGTATTTGATGAAGTTGTGTAATAAGTTCCTGACGCTAGACCAGATGAGGCGATGGCGTTCGATTGCTGTGTCAAATAATCAAGACTTGTCGTGACAGCAGAGTTATCGATTCCGACTTTTGCTTCTAACGCTTCGATGGCGTCGTTTGCGTTGGCGTGTTGTGCAGAATGCGAAGGGTTATCAAGGCCGTCGGTTGAGGTTGGGTTTGTGAGTGAATCCAGCGACGTAGGGAAGTTGGTTGCCATGAGGCTACGACGCAATGGTGAGTGAGGTGGTGAGTGAGCCAGAGGCGATGGTGTAGGTGTCGCCTGCGGTGTACGGGTTGCCGGTGATCGTGCCAGAGAACAGGAAGTTGCCAGCCGTTGATGCATCCCAGACGGTGAAATGTGTGGCGTCTTCTGAGCCTGCAATGTTTGTCCAACTGATCTCGGCATCGGAAGCGATTGAACCGCTTGAAGCTGCGGCGAATGAGATTGACTTGCGTGTCGTTTCGGTGGCTGGGTTGGCGGTGCCGTTTGCGCCTGGGTCGCCCACGTGCAGTTTGATATAGGCGGTCGTCACAGCGAACGAGGTGTTGTTGCCCATCGCATCGAGCCACTTGTTCGCCATGTAGGAGGAGATTCCTGTCGCCATTAGTCCTCAACCCTTTCAATGATGTTCACGATTCGGCCATGCTCATCGCGTTCAACGGTGCGAATCGTCGGCTTGGATTCTGGGACATTCACACGGACAACAGTCTCGGGGACGTTGATGACGGGGGCTGGCACGTTGACTGCTGGCGGGGTGTAGTTCACCACAACCTCAGGCATCGTGATCGACATGTCCTGTGACTTCACCTCATACGCAGCAGCAGGGTCGGCTGGGTTGACGGTGGCGACTGGTTGCAACTGTGTGGACGGGAGGCCTGTGTGGTTGATGGCAGGCAACTCAAGCGCACTCAACACTTGTGCTGGGTCGAAGCCCGCAAGGATAAGACGCTGAGCAATCAAACTCTTCCGATCCAACTCAGCGAGATTGGCTGCGTTGATGTCCACGTTGGCGAGTGGGACACGGTATGAGTCTCCGCCTTCGACTGGCGACATGTCCTCGATGCGATGGATGTCGTTGATGGAGAGGAAGCCAGCCTGGATGCCGGTGGAGAACGCGGCGTAACGCGAAGCCTGGTCGCCTCGAAGCAGACCGTCCACGTTGAACTTGAGGAAGGCACGGTTGTCCAGAATCTTCTGGTAGCCGTCCTCAATCTTGGCGATGTAGGGGCGAAGGGTGTGCTGAACGAAATGGATGCCGTTCTGTTCCACCGACGCATACGACATCGCACCAGGCGTCGTCACACCCAGCATCGACGGTGGGCAACGGAACGTGCGAGCAATCTCCTCGACAGCGAAGCGACGGGACTCTAGGAACTGTGCCGAATCATTATCGACGGTGGTCTTGTTGAAGGTTGCGCCACCGAACAAGATGCCTGGGCGATGCGAACGACGCAACCCCTTGTGGCCTTGCTCGAAGCCGTCGACCAAATCTTTCGCCTGCTCACGAGTCAGGTTGCCTGGGAACTCAATGATGCCGGACGCTGAGGAGCCTTGTCCGAAGAATCGTGCAGCGAACTCCTCCAACGCTTTCGCCAACCCAAGATTCTCTTTCACCAAATCAATTCGTGAACGGCCACGCAACTCGCCAGGCATACGCAACTCGGTGATGTGAATCATGTCCTCAGCCTGAATCACATCACGCTGCTCGAAAATGTAGATAGGGCGACGAGTCACACGGTCACGAGAACATTCAACACGCTGAGGATTCAACACCACCAACCCAGCAACCCCAGCATCATCCCGCAGAATGCGAGTGAACGAGTTGCCATCCAACAGCAGAGACACGAGAACCTGCTGGAAGTGTTCGGTGCGGGTTACACCTGACTCTGGGTAGTCAAGCCATGTTGGGCGTGGGCGGAATGGGCGACGCTCACCATCAACCCGAATGAACGTATCAACAGGGAGCGTCGAGATGGAGTCGGCGATCAGACGTACACACGCATAGACCGCCTCAATCTTCAGCGAATCATTCTGTGTGATGACGGTGCCAGCGTTCGTCGAAACGGTGAACCCATCACCGGCGGCGAACAACGATTGGAAAGAGACAGCTCGGTTCTCTCCACCAGGCAACAGACGCGACAACATTATTTCGACTTCTTCCTCTCACCACGTTCTGCTGCAACCACCAATAGAAGCACCATCAGACCTGAACAGATCAGGCCTGCTGGAACTGAGATCAAGAATACCCCAACTGCGATGAGTGTGAGGGCGAACAATTCCAACAGAAGCATCATAAGCATCCTCTCTAGACTACAAAGAACCCAGGGGTCGGGGCGACTTCCTGCCTTCGAGTCGCACGATCAACCGCCAACGCCGTCGCAATCGCAGCATCAATCTTGCGCTTCGACTTACCTTTCGACAAACGCCAACCCGTGTCGGTTTGACGTTGCGCCGGACTCAACATCTGATCGATGAACATCGGGTCAGCGTTGATAGCCAACGTGCCATTCACGATCATCTCATAGAGCGTCCCACACGCAGGCACCATACGGGCTGTGGACTGCGGGAACTCCACCATGTTCAACCCGTCATCAGCCAACGCCTCAGCCGAACGCTGAAAGAACGCAGGGTCATAAGCAAACTCCATCACCTGCCACTCACGATTCAAGTCACGCAAATACGCCTCGACAGCCGACACATCCATCGCATGGGCGTCGGGATGCCAAATCTTTGCCCGACACACAATGCGACCTGATGGCTGTGGCTGTGCCGTCACCACCGCAATCGAGTCATGCTTCAATGCCATATCGATCCCGACGAACACGGGCAGGTCTTTGTCCAGCTCAAGGTCGGAGATGCATTGGTCGAGCGCACCGGCAGGCAGCCACGATTCGCCTTCAGTCCGAACCCACTGGTTCAGCCGGTATCGCCTGAACGCAATCTCGGCTGTCTGGTTCATGCTGATCTCCATGTCCTCCAACGACAACAAACCCTCAGCCAAGTTCGGGTTCGCAGCCAACCACGCATCCCGATCATGGGTGGCACAGCCCTCTGGTGCCTCCCACCAGAAGAACCCGAACCGCTCATCGTCCTGGTCGCCTGCGATGATGCGCCGACCGTAGGTGTAGAGGCGACCACAAATCGTGTCCAAGTCATGCCCAGCCGTTGTGATGGCCACGATCATTGGGTCGCGTCTCGCACCCGACGCCAACGTCAACGCATCCCACAAGTCATCATTCGGCTGCACATGCAACTCATCGAAGATGACTGTCGAAGGGTTGAGGCCTTGCTGAAGTTTCGCATCCGATGACAGCACCCGATACACCGCCCCAGTCGACGGCACCTCAATAGCGTCCCGATACACCTTGCACACACCCGACAACGCTGGCGACTGTTGCACCTGCCAGCGAGCCTCATTGAACACCACCCGCGCCTGCTGCCTATCACCAGCCGCCGAATACACCTCAGCCCCAGGCTCACCCTCGATCAACCCATAG